CCAGTTGCGTTGTTGTTTTTAAGACCACCTATAGAACTGTAATCTAAATATCCGTCACCTTCTAAAGTTAAGAAAGTTGCATCTGTATCCGCATCCCAAACTAATCTAACTGCGTCTACTTTTGCAGTCATTGAAACGCTATACCATATTTTATTTAAAACAACTTTACTTAAAGAAGTTCCGTCTGAACGTTGGTTAGCGGCTGCAGTAGCGTCAACAATTGTTGTTGTGCCACCTGTGCTGTCTGAAACGTTATTGTAATGAGTTACTAATTTTCTATCACCACTAAATAATGTTTGATTTAATACTACGTCTGCCATTTTTCCTCCTACTAAAGAGTAGGGGTCATTACACCCCTACTCAGAGTTAATTATTATGCAAATGGTGTTGCTAAAGTTCCGTCTCCGAAACAAACGCCATTCATTTGCCATACTGCTGTTGCACTGCCTTGTCCACCTGTTGCGATGCCTAAACAATCAATAACGCCGCCTACAAATCTTCCTTTTGTATCAGCATCCATAGTCATTTTGTCATCATCAGATCCATCAGCGTGAAACTGCTTTAAGCTAACTGTTCCAGGTGCATCTTTATCAGATATGATAATTGTAGATGCAGCTGTAAAAATATCCACTGCTGCTGCAGCATCAATTCCAAAAGTACCTGTAAAAGTTGTACCAATGATAAATTTATATTTTAAACCAGCAGCTGCAGTTGGTAAAGTTATTACAATACCTCCAGCTCTATTAAGTAAGTATGTAGTTCCAGTATCTGCTGCTGTTAAAGTTTTAGTAGCTGCAGTTACATTCTCTACATCTGTTATCAAGTTATTTACACCAGCAGTTTGTGCTAGGTTACCACTTGAATCAACTGTTAATTGGTCTGTAATCGCACCAGTTGATGAGTCTTTAGATATTTGTTTAAAGCCACCTTCTGATCTGACCGGACCGCTATATGTTGTATTTCCCATAATGTTGTCTCCGTTTCCGTTAATATAGTCCTGAGAAAGTCCACTGCACGGGTCTATACTAACTAAATTTAATTGTGCAGTGCGTCGATTATACGCTTTTAAATATAGTTATGCAAATAAAAAGGGGCGCCGAAGCGCCCCTAATTATAAAAGTTATTAGACTAACTCTTAACTTGATCCTGGTGAACCAAAAATACCACGCCAGTCAGATGCGCCGAAGCTGTATCTTTCTCTAGCTTTGTATCTCATGTTACCTGTATCAAAATCGCCTTCCATGGCAGTTTTTAAAGCCGCTCTTTGAAAGTGTTTTAATCCATTAGGAACATCAGTCTTGATAAAGAATGCGTTTGTGTCAGTTAAGAAATTGTTAACCACAAAACCTTGTGGCATCATTCCCATTGACTGAACTGCATTAATATCATTATCCGCAGTACCAACTCTATTAGCTGTTTTAGTAAGACGTTCAGCTACAAATTGTAGATCAGATGGTATAATTAGTTTCATACCACGAGCTGCAATTTTAAAGCCTCTCTCGTCTTTAAACTTACCAATAGCAATTAGTGATGCTTCTAGTGATGTTTCGTTAAGGTCAGAAGCTGCTAGTAAATTAGACTGGTCACCTGCAGCAACAGTAGGGTGATCTGAATCGATCAAGAACTGTCCGTCACCGTAAGTAGTTGTAGCAAAAGCGTTGTTCAAAATGTTCGCCGCTTTGATTTGCTTAGTCTGAGCCATAGATCTTGCTAGTGCTTTTGTGTAACGCTTAGCGATGCTGTCATACAAGTTATCCTCAACAGCTTCCTCAGTGATAGAAAAAGCGAGAGCAATTGTCTCGTGAGTATAACGTGCAGTAAAGCTTTCGTTTGCGTCGTCAAAAGACACAGCAGAACCTTCAGATTTTACTTGTGCTTCCCCAAAACCAGATAACATTACTTCTTCTTCAAAAGCTCTGTCACTAGTTTCAGTGTCGAAAATCTCTGCGTGTTGATTTTCGTAGTTTTTGTACTCAAGCCCGAATAATGCATTCAGACCTGGCTCTAGCTCTTTAGCTAGTTGTTGTCTTGATATAGCCATTTTTTATGTCCTCCTGCTATTAATTTATGTGAACTGCTTCAGCAATAAAACAACGTAGTACGTTGTGAACGCCGAGTGAGTTCCCTGGGGTTTTAGCGAGACCTAGGAATTTAACACCAGATAAAGTAGTTGCTGTATCAGACGTATCGATTTCATCTCCAGAAAGACCAGTTGTAGTATTTCCTGAATGAGTTTCGATATGGTCCATATACGTGCCTACCATAGCTTGTGTTGCCGCTGTGTCGCCTTGAGCTTCGTACACTTGGTACGGATCGTCATAAACGAAGCAATCTATATCTTTGTCAAGATCAACTCCGTCATATTGGTTCTTAAATGTTGGTTTTCCCGTAGTTGGATCGTCGTATTGAATTCCGTTAAAAACCATAAGACCGGCATCTGCAACAGCAGCATCTACGACACCACCACTTGCAAATTTTACCATGTCTCCTTGGAACATTGTTGAACTTTCGCCATCTAAAATTGTATACTGCGAAAGAGCACCATTGTCCGGATTTCCTCCAACTTTACCACTAGGTCTAAAACCAAAACGAGCATCTATATTTGCCATTTTTTGTTTCCTCCTTAAAGGGTTAAGTTTAAATCAATGGTTTGAAAAAAGATTAGTTCTTTTTTGAGCCACCGAAAGTTACACGAGTCTGTCGATCTTGATTGATCGGCATACTTGGGTGCTGTTCCTTTAGGACATCGTTATTTAGAGCCTCATTTCGATCAGTATTCATTTGTTTAAAATACTCATCTCTAGACTCTGCGAGTTCTTTAGGCATCCTTGCCAGCACAAGGCCACCAACTCCGATGTTGCCTGCGTATTTGCCTTCTGTAACTTCAGGATAATCAGAATTAGGATATTCGTCAGCTCTTACTAACTCCCATCCAGATTTGATTTGTGCTGCCATGTTTCCGGTATCTTGATACCCCATGACTTCTGCACGTATCCATCTGTGTACGTAACCGTCTGGCGCAGGCGGTGCGTCGAGTGTTGATGGAGGAGCCCAAACTTTAGGTCTTTCATTTTTGACCCTAGTTTCGCTCACGCGGGAAGTTTTAACAGTTTTTTTATCTGTAGTTTTATTTGTCATATGCTTATACCTCCTTCGCGGCTAATTGTTTCGCATACTCTTCGAGTGGCACACCTAATCTTTTAGAAATTGCTACCTGTGAAGGTGTGAGTTTCACAGTTTTTCTGCGTCCTTTGTTTGATGCCGGACGTTTGGCACTTGCTACACTTTGCGTAGGAGCAGGTGTAGATTCCTCGACTTTATCAAATTTGTGAGGAAATGCAACCCTAATTCTTTTATCTACTTCAGCATAGTATTCGTTAGATTGAGGATCATAACCTTCATCCTCAACTAAATTCTTGTGTATATCAAAAGCTGTGTAAGTCATAGCATTATCGGTACCAAACCAAGAATTTTTAGTAGCCCAATCTTCAGCTCTTGGGTCTAATTGAGCTTGAGGTTGTTGATATTGTTGTGGTTGTGCTACTTCTTGTTCTTGTACTTTTGGTGCTTGAGCTAAACGTTGTTCTTGACCAGCTTTAATATTTGCTAATCTTTGTTCTTCAATAGCCATTTGTGCTAAAGCTTTTTGTGCTTCAACCTGACCATCAATATCTTGTGCTTCAACAGCTTGTCTATATGCAAGTTTAGCCGCATCCATTCCAGTTGCAACTTTTGCTTCTAACTCTTTAGTATAGTTGTCGCCAAGATTATCATATTGACTTCGCATTTTTTGTGCTTGGTCATTAACTTGTTTTGCATATTGAATAGCTTCTTCTTTTTGTCTTTCAGCTTCACGCATCTTACGCGTAAGTTTAGCTATTCTTTTTTTAACGCCTTCAGAATATTCGCCAAGCTCCTCTTTGTCTGCTTGAACATTAGACTGCTCATCAGATTCCGCAGGTGCGTCATCGGACTTAGCACTGTCTTCGCTAACTTCTTCGACATCTATTTTTTCCTCTTCTAATGATTGTTCTGGTGCTGGTGCATCAAGATCAATCTCTGTTTCTTGTGCGTCTTCTTCACCTGGTATTTCTATTTTGTCTTCTTGCATAGTATATCCTCCTATGATTTACATTGCGTGCAAGATATCTTTTGGATCATCAATTGTTCCTAATATCTCATCATCGTTTAACATTTTTATCTCTCCACCATCAATATCAATACGTGATCCTGCATAACGTGCAAACATCACCCAATCTTTTTCTTTACACCAAGGTCCTGTTGGATATTTATCTTTATCCTCATAACAAAGCGGACCCATCTTCAATACGTATCCAACTTGGACCGCTGCTCGCGCTCTATCTAATGTTTCTTGTGCAATAATAATTCCACCTTTAGTCTCTTCTTTAACTTTAAAAGGCATAACCAACAAACGCCATCCTGTAGGGTTTGGTAGTTTTTCTAAATTTGTTTTGGTAGGTGCTTGTTCAGCTTCGTGTTCTGCAATTTTTTTTGCGTCTTCTTCTGCGTTATATTTATCTTCTAATGCGTGTGACTTTGTCATCCGGTTCTGGCTCCTTTGGTTGTAGCAGGTTAGAGATTTCCTGTTTAATTTGATCCAATACATGAATCTTTCCTAGAATATAGTTATATTTCTCCATATTGTCAACACCACCACCTACTAAGACATTGGCGTTGTTTTCAATTAACTCATCAAGTAGTCTCTGGATCTTGTATATCGCGTTTATTGGATCTATAGCTTCTGACATATTTCTTTTTCTTATCTCCTAGTTTATGCCAAAACTCGTCAAGAGGATTGGCGTTTTGTTTACAACATTCCCCCGAACGTACTTTTTCTTCCGTGTGACAAGCACACGTTTCTTCTTCCCCCATAGTAAGTCCCCCTTACTTTTTCTTGAAAATATCAGCTCCCTTGAGTCCGTAT